ATCTTATATGACCGTAAGGCAAAAACACTTTCTGAGCTTGAAAAAATGGTCGGTAAAAAGGCATTCGGTGAGCTTATGGCAGAATTTATTATAAAACCGCAAGGTAAGCCTACGTTAGCACCCGAAACGGACAGCCGCCCTGCTTTCAGTACCGCAGAAGCGGATTTTACAGGGGTAAGCAACAATGTATAGTTCAGATGAAGTCAGATGCGATTTTATAACGAGTAAAGGCAGCGCCCACGTATGGCTCTATTATCCTTCCGCGCTTTTAGAATATCCGTTAAAAAATTTGAAAGCTATCTTTACATGGATGCTAAAAGACGGTTGGAGAAATCAAGAGGCGATACAGCTTACAGAACAAGCGTTACAAGAAAGCTTGAATACTCAAAAAAAACAGTCTCAGAGGTATAGTGATGATCGCCGTAACCTCGACAAAGTAACAAAAGTACAAACACTATTTTTAGAATTAAAGAAAAAATACGATTAAAAGGAGAACCAATTATTTTTATTATGTATCAAAACATACCTACCAAAGTTTTAACAGGCGTCGTTCGTCTGTCCTACGTAAACCTCGTTACCCCTCGTGCGCAGAATCAAGGTGAGGAGCCTAAATACTCGTGCCAAATACTCATACCAAAAACCGATACCGCTACACTTAATGACATAAGGAACTCGATGGAGGCGGCGGCGCAGATTGCGGTAAATAAAGTTTGGGGTGGAGTAAGGGTTAAGTATCCCGACATATTGCACGACGGGGACGGGGTAAAACCCGATGCAGGAACGCCTTATGCGCCAGAGTGTAAAGGCCACTGGGTGTTAAACGCCTCTACGACGAGAAAACCTCAGGTAGTGCATATCAGCAATATAAAAGGCGAATTAGCCCCTCAGGATATTTACAGCGGCATGTATGCGCGAGTTACGCTTAATTTCTATGGGTTTAAAAAGAAAAAAGCGGGCATAGGTTGTGGGCTCGGCAACGTGCTTAAGGTTGCGGACGGGGAGCCTCTCAGTGGCGGTGCTTCGGCAGAAGCGGATTTTGGCGATTTAGAGGAAGCACAGCAAACCGAACAACCCAAAGCCGCGCATCAGCCCGTTATTGGCAGTGTAAACCCTATAACTGGTTTACCCTGGAACGACTAACTATTGAGCGCGTGGGGTGAAATGTAAAGGCAATAGAAGCCGTAAAAAAGGGTACCCCATGTGAGGCACTATCCTTAGTCATGCTCCACAGGAGCATTGTGAGTTGAAATGAAATTAAACAAGAGGAAATAACCGTGACACATCACCTCTCAATTGATTTAGAAACATATTCTTCAATACCGATTAAAGACGTCGGAGCGCAAGCTTATTTACGCAGTCCGGATTTTGAAATATTGCTTTTTGGATACAGCTTAGACGGAGCGCCTCCGCAAGTTATTGATTTGGCTTGCGGGGAACGGCTTCCTGCTTGGCTTATCGATGCAATAGTAAATCCGAGCTACATAAAACACGCATATAACGCCGCTTTCGAATGGGGCTGCCTTAGTCGGTATTTTTCCGTTAAATTACCGCCGGAACAGTGGCGGGATACGATGTTACACGCAATGTATTGCGGGTACCCCGCAAGTCTCGCGGCAGTCGGTCAAGCCTTAGGATTACCAGAAGATAGGGCAAAACTTAATACGGGAAAGGCGTTAATCCGTTATTTTTGCGTTCCTTCGCACCCAAAATCAACAGGAAAAACGACCCGACATTATCCGAACACGGCACCCGATAAATGGGAATTGTTTAAGGAATATAATGCGCAAGACGTTGTAGCTGAAATGGAAGTTGAAAATTTGTTATCGAATACGCCCGTTCCCGACTTTGTTCAAAAACAGTGGGAGACCGATTTAATCATAAACGATCGTGGCGTGGCTGTTGATATGGATTTTGTGCACGGTGCACTTGAACTTGGCGCGACAATAAAGGAGCAGCTTACGAATGAGGCGATACGAATTTCCGGGCTCAGCAATCCTAACAGCGTAAAACAGTTATCTGAATGGTTGCAACGGGAAACAGGCGAAGAGGTCAACAATTTGCAGAAAAAAACCGTTGCAAAAATGCTTGATAATGAGAATAACAGCGGTAATGTAAGTCGTATGCTTGAAATTCGTCAAGAGCTCGGAAAAACATCTATGAAAAAATACGATGCTATCCAGAATTGTGTTTGTGAAGACGGACGCGTTCGAGGGCTTTTACAATTTTATGGTGCTAACCGTACAGGCAGATGGGCGGGGAGATTAGTGCAGGTGCAAAACCTTCCGCGAACCTACACGCAGGAGCTGAATGTGGCGCGCGAGCTTGTCAAAAAAAGGAACTTAGACGGCTTACGCGTGATTTACGGTAGCCCGAATGATACGCTTTCTCAGCTTATCCGCACGGCGTTTATCGCTCCTAACGGACACGTGCTTATAGATGCTGATTTTTCAGCTATCGAAGCGCGCGTTATATCTTGGCTTGCCGGGCAAGAGTGGCGGCTTGACGTATTCCGCAAAGGCGGTGATATATATTGTGCTTCGGCGTCCCAGATGTTTCACGTTAATGTCGTAAAAGGCGGTGAAAACGGGCATTTAAGGCAGAAAGGAAAAGTCGCAGAGTTGGCTCTTGGTTACCAAGGAAGTACGGGTGCTCTTATAAATATGGGTGCTTTGGATATGGGTATTTCGGAAGAGGATTTACCCGATATCGTTAATCGTTGGCGCGAGGCAAATTCTAAAATACGCGATTTATGGTACACTTTTGATTCGGCAGCCGTCGAAGTCATAAAAAACGGCGGCGAGAAACGTATAACGAATAAGGTTTATGATCCTGAACGGGCGAGAGAAAACGAGGCTCTTATGGGTGTTGCTCCTAATACGTTTAGCGATTATTTCAACGGTGGAGTTACGATAATACTACGCCGCGAATATGATAGCAAGAGGCAAATATCATGCTTGACTATGCAGCTTCCCTCCGGAAGAAAACTTTACTATGTTAACCCGTTGCTTGGCGAAAATCGATGGGGAAGCAGCTCTATCACATACTTGGGCGTGAATGATAAAAATAAGTGGGCTCGTGTTGAAACATATGGAGGCAAGCTTGTGGAAAATTGCGTACAAGCTATCGCACGTGACTGTTTGGCGTTAGCAATCGAGCGCCTGGAGGCAAAAGGTTTGCCCGTAGTCTTTCACGTACACGACGAAGTTATAATCGATATAGCGCCGTTCGCGGCCCAAGAAACGATGTTAAAAACAGTGATTGAGATTATGACTTTACCCATTCAATGGGCGCCAGGATTACCTCTTGGCGCGGACGGGTGGGTCGGTACGTTTTTCAAAAAGGATTAAACGCATGAAGCATTATGGCGATATTACAAAAATAAATGGCGCAACAGTTGAACCTGTTAATGTTATTATTGGCGGCAGCCCCTGTCAAGATTTGTCCGTCGCAGGGCGGCGGGCAGGGCTTGCAGGCGAGCGTTCCGGGTTATTTATGGAGCAACTACGAATTATAAAAGAAATGAGGCAAGCGGATGAACAAAGAGGAAGAACAGGAAAAGATATCAGACCCCGCTATATGGTGTGGGAAAACGTTTTCGGAGCCTTCAGCGCAAACAAAGGACAAGACTTCGGGGCAGTCCTACACGAAACAATTAAAATCGTTTGTGACAAAGCCCCCGCTATTCCTATGCCTAAAAACGGATGGCCTACAGCAGGGTGCTTGTCCGACGTGGGAGGAAAATGGTGCGTTGCGTGGCGAGTTTTCGATGCGCAGTTTTGGGGAGTACCCCAACGCCGTCGTCGAATCGCACTTATCGCAGATTTTGCAGGCGTCACCCCCCCGAAATATTATTTTAGCGAGAAAGCGTGTCTGGGGATTATCCGCAGAGCGGAACGCCGTGAGAAGGAGTTACCGGAAATTCTGTTGAAAGCCCTTCAAGTGCAAGCGGGCAACCCGTGTACTGTATACAAGGAAACTCAATAGAGTGTTCAGATAACGCAGGGTGTAACGGTAAAGGGTGGACTGAGGATGTCAGTTACACACTTAACACAGTAGACAGACCGGCAACGGTTCATCCGATAACGGCAGGATTTAAGGCCCGAAACGGAAGCAAGGCAAGAAGCATTGCCTATGAAGAGGGCAAAGCGCCTACACTACAAGCGTTACAGCCCGACGCAAGCGTTGTATATGCCGTGGAAAATCACCCTAACGATAGTAGAGTAAAAGTATCTGAAGATGGTATCGTGCAAACGCTCAGCAGTCGTATGGGAACAGGGGGGGGCAACGTCCCGCTCGTAATGGAGAACAATAAATGATACAAGGATTTTCACAAAGTGCCTACGATAAATATTATGCCGACGAAATAACACCCACATTGCGCTGCTCGGGCGGTTGCTACGGGGGGGGGTAGCGAAGCATTGATAGTCGAATACAGGCGAAGCATAGGAGCACTTTGCGCTCGTGACTGTAAAGGCGTAAGCAGTCAGTATGTGGATGAGGGTAAAATCGTGATTGACATTATGGATAAAACAGAAGAGAATGCTACGCAACAAGCGATAGCCTTTCACGGTCAAGCGTCGAGTACCGCAGGTGTCAGCGCCTCGGAAGAAATTGCGCCTACACTTATGAGTGCAAAACAGATAGACGTCGCCCAAAATTATATAGTCAGAAGGCTTACCCCATTAGAATGTGAGCGTTTGCAGGGTTTTCCTGATAACTGGACGAATATAGGAAGCTATATCGACGGTAAAGCCAAGGTTAAACAATCGACGGATTCTAATCGATATAAAGCGCTTGGGAACAGCATTGCAATTCCACCGTGGTATTATGTGCTATCCAAGCTTGCGTTATGCTGTGGCGCAAATTGCAGTATGGCGAGTTTGTTTGACGGTATAGGCGGTTTTCCGTTGATATGGGAACAGCTAAATGGTAAAGGTACGGCTATATGGGCATCAGAAATTGAAGAATTTCCTATAGCCGTTACTAAATTTCACTTTCCGGAACAGGAGGAAACAAAATGAAGAGAGTAGAAATTTTAGACGAAGCAAAAAATGTGTATGCGGTGGGCGCGAGCAGGAATATGGTAACCCAAAGCCGCAACGCTTTTAATGCAGGAGGAGCTAAAAATGAATAAGTCATGGCAAAGCCGTGAAATGACGGCTTTTATTGAAACCGTAGCCAATATGATATTTGAGGCAGAAGAACAAATACAAGGCTATGAAGAACCCCGTGCAACGGAATTATACGCTGCAATATGGGACGGAAATTGTGAGCTGCTTTGCAGGCGGCTTGTTAAATTAGGCTATGTCAATTATGACGAAAAAACGAACAAATATTATTTAATTGAGAGGTAAATATAAATGAAAGATTTTCTTATTTGGAGCACGATTGTTGCAGGGTTGATAATAGTTGCGGGCGTTGTTGCGCTAACGGCGATGTATATCTATTATACGATTAAAAAGGACAGGGC